GTTAACGCTAACCCACTCACCGCCATCGTACCTGCATTATTCGACACTATACCTGTGATGTTCCAGCCAGCCATATTACCGCTACCAGATTGTTTAGCTATCAATGTGCCTTGAATTGCCATCGCTTGACCAGATGCTAGGATAAGTTGATTAGCTGTTGATGCTGCACCGCCATCGGATGTTAATGCTACGGCTGTTGTGGTTGTGGTTGCTGCACGAAGAACCATTTTACCTGCTTGAGCATCACCTTGAGCTGCGAACTGCCCACCTGAGTATGCAAATTTTCCGTATTGGGCTGCTATCGATTGAGTTCCTGTAGCGACAGACCTTTCACCACTAGCTGTTGTAAATGTTCCTAACGCACATGAGTAGTTTCCGCTTGATGTTGTGTTATATCCAAGCGATATTGAATACCCCCCAGATGATAAAGCCTGTGTGCCTATAGCAGCTGATGTTGTACCTGACGATTTAGCCGTCTGCCCAATAGCAACACCATTAGCCCCAGTCGCCCCATAACTACTCGTATTAGTCGCAATAGCCGCAGCGAAACTATCTGTACCAGAAGCGTATGAACCACCTAGTGCCATTGCACCTGCGCCTGTTACTGCTTGTGAACCATCCCCAGCCGAGTTGTTACCGATAGATGTTGAATAACTAGAGGATGCAGTTCCACCAAAAGACCTTGCACCGGTAGCAGAAGCTGTACCAGAAATAGCAACTGCTCCTACAGCAGATGCAGATGCGGCTATACCCAAAGCCACCCCATTATCTCCAGCAGTGCAACCATCACCGATAGCTAACGCTTTACTACTCGTAGCAAATGATTGATACCCTATCGCAACACTTCTTCCGCCTGTTGCCCCGCATTGGTATCCTATAGCAACACTGCTTGAAGCCCCACTTGCAACGCTTATATTTCCTATTGCAATTGAACTTGTATTTTTTGCCCCATAGGTACTCGTATTATTCCCAATAGCCGCAGCGAAACTATCTGTACCAGAAGCGTATGAACCACCTAGTGCCATTGCGCCAGAGCCTGTTGCGGTGACTGAACCTTGATTACCAGAGTTTCTACCTATCGATGTAGAATTAATTGACGTTGCACTAGCACTAGCTCCAAATGCACTAGAATAATCGGCTGTAGCTGAAGCAGTATGTCCAGCAGCTATAACACCATTACCAACGGCATTAGTAGCTTCACCAATAGCCACTGCTGTAAAAGATGTCCCATTTGATGCTGAATTATAACCTATGGATATTCCGTAACCATTAGCTTTTGCGTGATATCCCATAGCAATACTATTACCACCATTTGCCCCATAACTACTCGTATTATTGCCAATAGCCGCAGCGAAACTATCTGTACCGGAAGCATATGAACCGCCTAGTGCCATTGCTCCTGCGCCTGTGATTGCTTTTGATCCACTGCCAGATGAGTTTTGACCTATAGCAAGCGAATAATCAGAAGAAGCGGTTACCAACGTTCCGATTCCAATTGATCGAAGACCTTGTGCTAGTGCAGTTCTACCGATTGCAACAGTGTATATATTTGAAGCCTGAGAAGATATACCAAAAGAAAATGACTCTTGACCGGAAGCCGATGACGTGCTACCAAGAGAAATTGAATTTAGTCCTGAGGCAGATGGTCTGGTGTCGGTTGATAGGATATTTTCAGAATATCCTCTTATTTCTTTTTGATTTCCTGTTTGCCAATTTGTACCAGTACATATAATCTCGAGTCCTTCACCCATTTGCAAAGTCAACGTCGCAAGTCCATCAATCGTTTCAGCACCACTTGGGTCAATAGTAATTGCATCCGTTGCTGTATTAGATGTATTCCAAATAGTACAAGTAAACCCACTACCCAATGACGCAGCGGCTGTTAAGCTAACAGTGAATGTACCGCTAGTGCAGTTAATGATTTTACCTAAGTCACCTGCTACGACTGTATATGCTGCTGTTTGATTTGATATGGTTTTTGTAGCAGCCGCAGGTGTAGACCATGTAGGCGCAGCCGCACCAGCAGAAGTTAATACTTGACCAGATGTCCCCACAGCAAGCATAGCGGTTGTACCCGATGCTGTTTGGTATGGAATTGTACCTGCGCTTCCAGATGCTAAGTTAGCAATAGTTTGCCCAGCCGCAAACGTAATTGCACCCGTCATCGTGCCGCCAGTTAACGCTAAATATCCCGATGCAGGCAAGTAAGAAGTTATCCATGCGCTACCACTATAAACGCGCATTTCGCTACTTGTTGTGTTCCAATAGAGCGCACCCGTAAGTAGTGCATTACCATCGTTATCCACCGTTGGATTACTTGATTTTGCGCCTAAATATCTATCATCAAATGAGTCATAACTAGCCGCTGCTGCGGTAGCACTACTTGCCGCATTAGTAGCTGAGGTAGATGCGTTAGTTGCTTGTGTTGCTGCAGTTGACGCGCTTGTTGCAGCGTTAGTTGCTTGTGTTGTTGCAATCCCTGCCTGTGTTGTGGCAGTTGAAGCGCTACCCGATGCCGCTGTGGCACTACTTGCCGCATTGGTAGCTGATGTTGATGCGTTAGATGCTTGCGTACTAGCAGTTGATGCTGAAGTCGATGCGTTAGTTGCAGATGTCGCAGCGTTAGTAGCAGAAGTTGATGCTTCACTTGCTTTAGTTGTTGCAGTTGATGCACTATTAGCCGCATTAGTTGCCTGTGTGCTTGCTGTTGATGCTGAAGTCGATGCGTTAGTTGCTTGAGTGGTCGCAATACCCGCCTGTGTTGTAGCAATACCTGCTTGAGTAGTCGCAGTTGTGGCTGATGTTGATGCACCCGATGCACTTGTCGCTGCGTTAGTAGCGCTTGTCGCTGCAGCAGTTTGACTAGCAGTACAGCTTGCTACGCTTGCCGTCATAGAGGATGCACTTGTCGCTGCGTTAGTGGCAGAAGTTGATGCGTTAGATGCTGATGTGCTTGCTGACGATGCACTGCTTGCGGCATTAGTTGCTTGAGTAGATGCCGTCGATGCACTTGCCGCTGCGGCTGTTGCCGATACCCCTGCATCGTGAGCGTAAATAGCTGAGTTTGGCGTTAAATGGAAAAACCCTGTTGACGTACTATAGCGAACCTCAATTATCCCTCCAGCGCTAATATCCCCTGCTTGAATTGGTTCACTATCAGTAAGTCTAATAGATTTCGTACCAAGACTGTTTAAATTAATAGTGGCGCTACCCGTATTATCATTGAGAGGTCTGAATACGACTTGTAGACCATCGGTGTAACTTGTTATGGAACTGTCTAGTGCTACCACATAGGTATTCGCTGTACCGGTGTCTACAGCGAAATTGACTGTACCACGTTGAAGTTTGGTTTCACTTGGAAGTAATCCAAATGCAATTGCCGTAGCCGCCTTAACAGCGTTAACGTCTGAGGATTTTGCTAGAGTAATCTGAGCAATATCAGCCGGTGGGTTAAAGGTACTCATCTTTTGTCCTTACGTCATCTCGACGTTATGTGTAGCGTAATTATGCGTTATGGCGCATACAAATTATTAAACTAACCCGTGGTGAATCCGAATCATTTAACACCCAATGGTCAACGAGGTTATTAAAACTAAATATATCGCCCACAGGAGTAATAATAGATTGCCCTTCGTAGTTAAAAGATTGTTTATCATTGGATTCTAAAGGGATTAAATATTTATCTTTATAGTATTCTGCATGCCAGCTATGCGCATCGTTATGACGATAGACTTGTTTACCGGCAGGAATACGAGTAATTAAAATACCACCAAATTCTGTTTTATGGATATTGTGTTTTTCACAAATTGCACGGTTAATCTTAGCAATTTCATCTTTAAATTTCTGATCGTTAATATAGAAAACGCTATCGTGTTCATCATGAAATGCTAAAGAGTTCGATGGATTATAATTTTTAATATCATTATAGCGAACCCAGATATCGTCAACTTCTCTATGTGGCGATTTAGACGATTCAGTACGTTGTTTAAATTTATTCCATAAATAATCATTATCAGAAATAAATTTATTGATAACCGATACATCAACATGAATACCGGTATTGACCATATTGGGTTTGCCGATAAGCACGTCATCTATATTTTCTGCATCACAAGTATCTGTAGCATGGATACATAGCCAAACCACTCTACCGTTAACCGCTTGAACGCTATGCTCAATACCGGCTTTAATTTCAATCACAGCAGGGGCAAAATAGGTTTCTTGAGTATCACCTTGCCAAACTATAGCGCATCCTTCAACAAGAACGCTCATGTGATCAAAGGTATGAGCGTGTTGCTGAACTTCAAAGCCATCGTCAATAATCACTTCTTTAGCATAGACTCCGCCAATAAAGTGATGTGCTTGTACGTTAAGTCCGGTGATACTCATAGTTTCCTTGTGATGATGAAATTACTGTTCCGATAAACCCACAAATTGGCTTACCTACATTCATCACTATTTTACCAACTAATCGTTTAAATGTACTGCGATTTTTTACAATGCCAAATTGCTCTGCCATTTCATATGCCCATGCTTGAACAATATAGGCAAATAACGGGATATAAATCGCATTATTACGCAAGAATTCAGTTAGGGGTTTTGCCCACGCATGATAGCCGATGAGGACTTCTGGATGAGTATCTGCAATCAAATGCCCAAATAAAGTATCCGCATCAAATACATCATCTTCAAGATAGCCATATTCACGCATTAAAGTACACATTACGCTCATGCCACCGCTCGCTGGAGCAGGTGGTTGCGGTGTCGCAAAATAAGTAGAATCCTTAGCGCTCATTTGAGTTCTATTTTCAAAAAAAGAAGGACTAAGCATTCCCCTTTGAGAAGTATCTCTTGCTTGTAATTCTTGTTCAAATCGACCTAATGCAGATTGTGCATGACTTGTATTAGATTGATTAACGTATTGACGTAATTGTTCAGTTGTTTGAGGACTCATAATTAACCACCTGTATTAAATGAAGTAAATCTATCGTTAGTAATTTAAGCGGCATCGTCAGCAGTGGTTTCTGTATTTAAACTAGGCGGTGCAACTAGTTTACTTGCAGTAATACCTGCTGAAGATTCAGTTAAATTTACATACATTCCCATACCATTTGCATAATTTTTAATGTTTTCAAGTGTTTTTGATTCTTCATTATTAATTAATGCCGCTTTACCTACTGCGGTAATATCCGGCATAGTTTGAACTTTAAGTCTAAACGCTTCAAGTGAAGTAGTCCGATTATTAATGTAGCCTTGTAGAGCTTCTCTATCCTTTTGAGTAAACTCAGCTTGTTTGATTGTAAAATCTAAATCAGATTGGAATTGTTTATTATTTCTTTCAAGTGTACTAGTTAAAATAGCCAATGATTGCGCCGCTTGTGCAGACTTATCGTTGATTAGCGTGTCAATCAATCCTTTACTAACTTGATTATAAGCAGTGATATTGCCTTGTGTAACTAGTTCATTTAATTTACGAGTTTCGTTTGCACCGTTCAACAAATCATTTAATTGAGCTTGTTGATATACAGTGCTAATTGCATTGATCTCTTTAGCATCTGCCATCAACCCATTGGCTTTTAAATTCAATACATTATTTTGCAAATTATTAGCTGCCAGTGCATTGGCTTCATTGGCTCTTGCAATAGTTTGTGCATCACCTTGAGCAATTGGTAGTGCGGCTTTAATCGCTGCGTCTTGAGCAAATCCAGCGGCAGCGCCTGTATTAAGCATACCTCTACGCGATGCTTGCAAATTAGCCGCATTAACAGCTTGTTGGATATAAGGATTGTTTTTAGCAAGTAATCCCGATAACTGATTGGATACCATTGAATCGGGTGTTACATTAACCTCAGCGGCTTTAGCCGCATCAGTCATTTTGGTGATATCACTAGTAACAGTATTAACACCTTGTTTTGCGGTATCAATCATCCCTTGGGTAATAGGCGCTACTACTGGGATAGGTTTTCCAGTTGCATCAAATCCCCCCTTTAATGTGGAAGTATCTAAAGGTTTTTTAACATCTGTCCATTGTTGTGCAGTTTTAACATCAGCAGCAGCTTGTTCTGTAGCGGCTTTTTCTTGAGCTGTCTTTTCAGTAGCGGCTGCCGCTTCCGCATCAGCAGTTGCTTTAGCATCTTTAGCGATTTGTAAATCTTGAGCAGTCTTGGCATCCTCAATTGCTTTTTGTGCAATAGTTTGAGCTTGGGTTTGTTGCGCTGCCCATCGAACATTATTTGCAGGATTGTTTATCAATGCAGTTTTAGCTGCTTGATATTGCTTGCCTGTTGTGCCACCTACCATACTCCAATTAACAGGTTGACCTGTTAATGGGTCAAGTGTATCTTTTTGAAGCACTTCATCTGCCCAAGTACCGAGAGTAGTTTGAATGGCTTTATTTGCAGGGTTTGCTATTTTTTTATCTGGAGAGTTAACTGCCGAAAACACATTCTGGTCAAATAACGGATTCCCATAAGCGTCAGTAACTTGCCCATAAGTAGTTAATTTACTTACCAAATTGGGATCGGTAGTATTTTTAATTAAATCCCCATAAGTATTAATATATTTTGGATCAAAAGTTTGAGCTGTAGTTGCTGTTGTATCTAAAGCAGTTGCCATTTAATTATCTCCGTCCTGTAACGTATTGTGACCACCATTGGTCAGCAGCGGCATTTCGATTATCATTATAATTACCTAAGTTAACACCAGTTTGCTGATTAGTGGGTATTTGGAAATTCTTAAAGGCATCCATAAAGCCTTGTGTTGCCTGTGTGCCAAATGCTTGATTTTTGGTATCAACACCGCTAAGGATATTAGTTTTAAGCGCATCTGCACTGGTATTCCAATCTTTTAAGAAGTTAGCATTTTGACCGCTCAAAGCAGTTTGCTGTCCTTCCAATGCTGTTTTTAATTGATCTGAAGTTAATCCCTGTGGAAGTGTTTTACCCCATGATGCTAAATCAGCCGTAGTAAGCGCAGGAATGCTTCCTGTATTTATTGTACTGGGAGGACTTGTCGCAGCAGGGGAAGTTGCAATTTTATTAACATCACCTTGCGTATTAAGTTTAGTGTTATCAATAATTGTCCCTGTATCCGTAACTTTAGCAGTACCTGTTCCACCTAAATTAGCAAGCGTATCAGCAGATGGTGTAGTTACTCCGACATTATCCGCAACTTGATTAGCAACTCTCCCTGCGGCTATCTCTCTTATTGTATAAGGGTCATTAGGGTTAGCATTAAACCATGCGTCCGTACTTGCAGGAGATGTCCATGAGTTCTGAATAGCTGCAACTCGTTGTTTTTCTAGTACGTCCGCAGATGGTGTAGTTCCAGTGGTATTAGATGCTGCTAAAGCATCAACTTTTTGCGCTAAATCTTGAGCATTTAAAGAAGCCTTATACGCATCAAGGCTAGGTACTAATGATGCAGGTATATTTGGCACATAATCTGGTTGCTGAAATGATTGGTTTACTTCCGATTGCACAATTAAACTTGCTTGAGGAAGTGAAATATTATTTTCTTTAGCTACTTGTACAGCCGCTGAATTAATAGCAGTGGTAATTGCATCTTGAGCCGCAAGTCCGGATAAATTAGCAAGCTGGGCTGGTGACAACGTAGGTTGAGAGGTTACTGGTTCTAAGCGTAATTTTGCCATTTTCTTTTTCCTATTATCTATTTAGTTTTCTAGGCGTGTAGTGAAGTACAATGCCCGATAAATTATGTCCTAAATCAATAGCCGAATTAGAGAAAACGACTAGACCAATGTTTGTTCCACTTCCTTGTATGCGAATTTCTGGTTGAGAAACTATCTTTCCATCATAGTAAAATTCATTCCATATCGCTTCATCCCAATAACCCCCTGCGCCTTGCAGTTCTTCATATTTAAGAAGATGCGTGGCAATAGATGGATCAGCATAAGAGAAATCTGGATTAAAGCGAATATACGAATAACCTACGGTTGAAAGCTCAACTTCAATTTTTCTAAATCGCTTGATTGCTGAGGGTGATTTTACATTATTAAATGCTGTTCTGATATAGGCTTGAATAGGTTCGCCATCAAAAGATGATCCAGTATTAGCAACATAAACATAACCATCTTCATCGCCAAGTAAAACGATATCTCGCCCACTTGCATCCTCACCACTCCATGCGTAACTAATATTGATGGGATAGGTGAACTCGGAAAAGTCATGACCAGTGGTCGCAGCGCCTGTTTGCGTTACGCCCGAAGTTATTGTCATGATAATGCCCGTACCGTCATTTGCATAAAACCTAACTTGGTTTTTGCTTTTATAAACCACAGTAGCGACAATCTTTTCTCGGAAACGATCAATAACGGGTTGAATGGCTCGGCTAATGGTATCGTGTTCAAAGCCACCGAATACATAAGAAGGAACAATGCGGATAATCCCTTTATCATCAAATGAATAAAGTGCGCCAAGATTCATTAACCCATAATGAATAGCACCAATATCTGGAGAGATTAGTTCCGCTTTGTAAAGACTAGTTTGCGAATCAACGGATACTTTCCAAAAACTATCTCGACACGCAACAGCAAGGACTCCACCAACAATCGGACTCATACCAGTAATAGTATCGCCAAATTCTTGAACATCTTGAAAACCTAAACTAGTTGTTCTAAAGTCATGGGGGTTACCTACCGCTGAAAATATCACTGTACCAAAATAAGATAAGGCAAGTTGACCATTAATCGCTGCAATAGTGGTCGGTGCGTCAATGGTTATTTGAGTTCTAATGGGGATATATACGTCACCGTCAAACTCAAAAGCACGATTTAATGAATCTGCACCATATAATTTTTTACCATCGGACGCGGCTGAAAAGTTATGTTGAACAAACTGATAATTACCACCTTGTAGAATGCTAATTTGAGTAACAGGATTTCCACTGGGATTATCAACAACAGCGATATCAATAATACCCACTCGTATCGTATCCGCTACATTACTTGTCCATGTGCCGGTGACACTTGTGACAATAAAGCGACCAGTGTCACTGCGAATATTAATTGGATCGGAATGTAATCGCCATAATGCGTAAGTACCCGATCCTACTTTATTTGTAATATTAATGACAATTTGATTAGTAGAGTACGAAGTTACCGTACCTTCCATATAGTTGGTTGGCGACGCGGTTGAAATAATTAATATCGCTTGCCCCGCGACATAGGCTTTCCCCGTTTGAATGGTAAACGTATGTGAACCTAATGCCATCACTGTAGTGGTATCACTAGTAGCTTCTAAATCATCTAAACTTTGAGAAGTTTCAATTACTTGTCGTTTAACAGTCGCTGTTGCGCCAGAGTTCTTTTGATTAATAACAACGCCATCAAGCACATCTACCGTACAGCTTTTAAAAGGCAGTGATTTGAACAGTGTAATTTGTTGCCATCCAGTGGAAGCTGATTTCCAAATATCGACTGCCGTTCCTGCCGCGTTATCACGAAACCCATAAGCAATGCCTTTGTACATACAGACACCGCGAAGCACCCCACTACCAGTTACAGCAGTAATATCGGCACGATAATCATCCGCTACTAAGCCAAGTGCAGTGGCATGACCAATACCTGTAGGATGTCCGTCTTTGGAAGGCAGGATAGTTAAAGCGCCTTTTACAACACCACCGACTTTAAAGTTCTCAAGAACAAATGTTCCCGTCACTCTATCGATAATGAGATAAGTGGATTCAACCTGTAATACTTTGCCTGTAGCCGCGCTTGTAGCGCCTGTAATTGTTTGACCTACTGTGACTGCCGCTGAGAACGTGCAAGGGCAGTAGTAGTAACTCTGAGCGCTAGGAGAAGGTCTGCCGTCAAAACGCTCATACCCATCAATGCGACGATAACCACCCAGTGCATTGCACTCATAGTTATTAATTGAAATACATTTACCCGCATCAATAGTGAGAGGTGGCGATACCAAATCAAGACCTCCGGCAAAACGCGAGTATTGCGTCGTGGTTTTAACATTAGGTAGCGCGTTCATTCTCATGCGAGTTCTTCCGAAGCAGTGGGTACAGGGCAATTAAACTGTTCAAGTTTAAAGAGTAATTTACGATATTCAATGTTACCGATGGCGTAAAGCTCTTGGGCATTGAGTTGTGTTGCAAAATACATCAATGCTCGCCAAACCACAATCATGTGAAAGCGAGATTGGAAAATTGGCGTGTCGGTATCGTTTACTAAGACAGAAGGATTTTTATAATACTCGCCTTCTACCGTGTAAACATTGTCTGGTATAGGATAAAACGTAAGCGAATTATCCGCAGGTTTTATAGTAAAGTGTGTTGGGAATCCGGTTTGAATACGCGCATTCCCAAACATGAATAAATCTCTAAACTCATCCCATTCAACAGGAATGAGATATTGTTCACTGACAATCCCATTCGCTGTTAAATAGATGCGCATAGTTTCGGGCGACCATTCACTTAAATCCGCTAAACTGATAGCCGTTTGAGAATAATTATTTACACCGTTAATGGTATTAAATGACATATCTCCTCGTAGGAAATCCCAATTGGCGTGTTGTAATTGAATATCTGCATATGCAGTATTGATGTAATCAACAGCTTGTTTGTACTCACCCTGTTGATTTGCCGTTGTGATTAATCCTGCACCAGAAATATCTGCTTCAGATAAAAGGCGATTAGCGAGTTCAAGAAATGTCATGGTTTAATTCCAGTACGGTTAATAAATTATTGTGACAATACAGTCGTCAACCATTGGTATCCACGGGGATTAGGGTCTTTAATCACACTGAATGGATATTTTTGTGATGTGTTGCGAGAAATCAAATTCACAGGATTTTCATCATTAGTATTAGGCGCAATAGTAATGAAAGTATCTGATTTTGCTCTTGCCAAAACTTCGATATATTTACGAGCAACGGCAATAGGTTTACCCACTTCAAGCCATTCGATACGACCATTAACAGCTACGTCAACAAAACGAGGAGCGTATCTATCTGCCGAAGGCTCAATACGAATAGTGATTTTTTCTTCCATAAACTGAAGTTCATCAAGATAATCTAAATCGATACCACTTGTTTCAACAATGATTTCTTCGTTGTCACGAATATCAACAAGACTATCTTCTAAATTAATGGTGGGTTTTGCTCTGCCGCGTACTTCTTCTGTATGTAATTCTTTTTGAATTGCCATGATTAAACTCCAATAAACTAAAAAATAGCAGTGTGCCTAAAAGACACACTGCCGGTAACACTTAAGCCGATACGCGAACCGACAAGTTTTTACTTGCCAAAATCATCGCAGTAGTTGCATTTTGTGATAATTGAACTGTGCGATCACGAACTAAAATTGAGTTAGCAGTGACTAAGGTACGAGTACCCGCAGCAACGGTTTTGATACATACGTTATCATTAGTTACCGCTGTGCCGCTACCTGCGCCCACACCTGTTGCCGTAAATGTTACACCAACAGTATTAGACGGTGCGCCAATTGCAACATAATCAGTTGAGCCAATAGTCGCAATTGTATAAACTGTACTTGCAACAAATGAACCCGCAGATACAGTAGCGGTTACACCTTCATACCATTCAAATTTAGAAAGGTCAGTAAAGTTTTCTACACAAACGTAACGTGGCTTACAGCCAATATCTAATTCAACATAATCCGCTGCAACAATAGTTGTTGCGTCAAATGATAAACGAATGAAAGTATCCAATTGGAAATCTCCATCGTTTGTTTTACTGGTCACTACATAAGTTGTATTTTCAGCCATTTCAAAATCCTCTGAGGAGTGCGCCAAGTTAACTCTTGGCGCAGATATTAATTAAAGTGATTTAACGCCAGTATAGCCTAAAGCCATCCATTGGTTGTTTTCAATCATCACACCTTTCCACCAGATTGAACCGGCATAACCACGTTGACCGTGTGGATCAGATTTAGTTTTTTCACCCGCTGGGATGAAAGTAGGTGACATTGATTCTTTACCGCGTAATGCAATTTGCGAGAACGCATCTTGAGCAAATACGAAATAAGGATATACGTCAATGCTTGTGCCTAAAGTTGATTGGCAACCAGTTGAACCGATAGCCGCACCAGCGCTCAATTGAGCAGGTAAATCTGGTGAAGTAATGAAACGGAAACGCTCAACGCGACCAATTTCATTTGGCATTGGAGTACCACTTGCGTATTGTGATGTTGGAATAAAGCCAGCAATATCACGCAAATCGGGTTCTAAGTCAGTGTGGCAAACAATCACATAGCCGCTTTCAACAGGTTGAGTAGCGATATTTGGTGATGCTTTTAATGTGTTAGTTACAGGGCGAGCATGGTTAGCTTGCATTGCTTTAGTGATTTTACGGATATTTGCTAATTTCAAATAGTCGTTAACTGTTGCAATAGAAGTACCTGTACCAGAGTAGAACACGTTAGTACACGCTTTTAAAGCACCGAATAGAATCATTTCGTTAACAAGCGCAACACGCTCACCAACTTGTTCCACCATTGCTTTAGGAATATCATCTTCGTACAAATCAGCCACTTTATCAGTAAAGCTGTATAAGCATGAGTATTGATTGATTACCGCAGTAATGTCTTGCGCTACGATAGTATCCGCTTGCGGTGTAACACCTTCTTGCGTTAAGTGTGCGTTAGCCATCGCTGTACCACGATCACCAGATACGTTTTGGAAGAAGACATTTGGATTACCAGCAGTCGCGTTATAAGGAACATAACGACGTGCTACATAAGTTTCACTTTGGTTTTTAGGCAAAGAAATTTGACGACCTTGTTTTGCTAATACTTCTAGCGCAACAGCGTGTTTTAAAATTTCGCCTTTGAATTTATTAATTCTGGCGGGGGATGTATTGTAACCTTGAATAGCCATTTTAAAGCATCCTTACGTCATCTCGACGTTATTAAATAAAAGTAAGTTAGTCTGTATTAAACCCTGCTTCAAAATCATCTTCGTAATTTTCATCAAACCCACCTGTGCTTTTTGGCATAACTGCCGATTCAAGTCGTTGATTTTTCTTACTTTTTTGTTCTTGATACAAAGCCTTGTCACGTTTATAAGCGCTAATTGCAGCGGAAATAAAACCAGAATCCCATGTAGTATCAAGTCTATCTTGAATATCCGCAGGTAATTGGTTCTTCCAACCGGTGAAATCTTGTGATTGTGCAATTGATTCCCAATCGGGATGCTCTCTCGTCACCATCTTCATTTCAAAATTATTTTCTATTTGAGCGACCTTTTGCTGCAAAATGTAATCAATCTGATTTTGATCGATGCCGCCACTTTGTTGCTGTAAAGGTATCTGCGATAAATCCCTAGCTAAAGCATTTGCGAAATCTTCGCCAAATTCTTCTCGCATATTGGAAAACATCTCAGCAGTAACTTGGATAGGTTGAGCTTCTCTTGGTTGCGCGGACGATTGAGCCAGTGCTTCAAGACGCTTAACTTCTCGGTTAATCTCGCCAATTTTGCCAAATAATCTTTGGTTGTTTTGTTCAAACAATTCACGAATCTGTTCTTCAGAAAACGATGGATTTTGTTCAATGATTTCTTGAATCGCTTCTTCTTTAATTTCGTTGGACGAATCTTCGCCAAACTCCTCAAAGCCATCAGCAAACGCATCATCAATTTCTAATTCAATGCTTTCTTCTTGTACTTGTGATTCTTCCATTTTTACTTCCTATGCTTTCGCATTTTAGTCGCAGGGCATTTGCTGTGCGAATTACAAATTGCAGGGGATATTACTCGCCTACGGGTTTTTCTATAGACAGGAGATTCTTAATTTCAAGTATCTGCCCTCTAAGTCTTTCTGTTACATCCTGTGATTGAGGATTATCATTCTTTCTACGCAATTCATCCAGTCTTGCAATATGATATTCTTTAATTGCAATCCATGTTGGTGAGTTCACATCAACTCTTGGTTTATCTATCATCTCTGATAAGCCTGTCCATTTGGCGCTCTACCTGCCGGTTCAGTGGGAGGAGTTAACACCTGTTTAGATAATTGCGTTTGTACGTTTAATTTTTGAGCTGTTTGCGCTAATTGAGATTTGATTTCAGCAACACTAATTTGAGTCGATTGTGATAATTCCATAATCTTCATGTCGCGTTCCATCTGCTTCATTTGAATCTCATGTTGACGATCAACCTCTGCCTGTTGCGCTTTAAATTTGAGTTCTTGCATGGCGAGCGTTTCTTTAACTTGCATCTCCACCATATCAGTAGATTGCAAGAATTTCGCCTTGTCCATCTCACCAGCAGCGCGAACTTTAGCCACTTCAATCTGACCTGCGACTTTAGGGTCTTGCGGTGGATTTTGTTGTGCTTGCGCTTGCATCTGTTTAATTTCTTCTTCGCTAAATTTAAAGCGTTTACTATCAAGGCGTTGCGCTTTAAATGCTTCATCAATCCATTTAGCAGGATTGATTTGGAAAGCTGGGTTCATTACGAGAGCGCCTAATTGCATAATGGCTTGATGTTGCGCATCACGCTCAAACAGAACTGTTGATCCACGAGCTTCAATATTAAAATCACCTTTCAATTGCTCATCACCGTAAAGCATAATCCATTCATAATAACGTGTAATGTGTGGAACAGTGACGCGATCATCAAAGTTACGAGCAATGTTTCTGCGAATAGTCCCTGCGTTATTCTGAAGCATGGTCATGCCACCAACAGTATCTGGCGCATTGCCTTGTTGACCTTGTAGCATCATCGGTAAGCCGGTAATGTCCTCAGCCATCTTCAGCGCATACTGAATAATCGCCATCAAATCCTGTGTGATGATAGGAATGATGATTGAGCTTATTGCGCCACGCGCATCTTGTATTGGGGAATCTGGTGATAATCTAAGTAACGCACCGCTACCCACTTCAACTAATCCACCGTCAGCCGATTCAACCCCATCAGCAATAATAGTGGTAGGTCTACCGCCTTTACCTGCATTATCGAGTAAATTACGAGTAGCCGCGTTAATAATACGTTGAGGTTCTCTTACTTGACGTGCAACACCGATACCTGTCCAAGTATCATTCATGGGTTGCCACACCATTACATCATAAGGGAACTCACCGCTTTCTAGTGGGTTCATGGTAGCTTTGATAACGCGATTATTGACAATGACAACCACAACATCATAAGTATCGCTATCACCACAAGTACAATCAGCAGCTTCAAGGTCTTCTTTAGTAGCTTCGCCATAGTAGTACCACACTTCAAATCTGTCGCCAAAGTTAGTCTTATCACGTTTCTTTTCTAAATCGTCGTCAGCACCTTCTTTAAGGACTAAATCAATTTGAGAAGAAATGTAACCTTTTGCTTTGCGTAAATTACGCAATTCTTTTTTCGTAATATAGTCACGTTCCCAAACAAAACTGCCGCTGTGAATATCATCTCCACACGCAGGATCGGGATAAAAGTTTCTTACGTCAATACGTTTTGATGCGGGGCGAATTTCAATAACTTTAACATCCGCAACACCCTCTGCTTGCATTTCACCTTGAGGTGTCGGCATTTGCTTTTGAAACATTTTATGTACAGAGTTTTGCTCATCAATAATTGGATAACAGCCTTTAACAACACCTGTACCCAGAATAGCTGAATCTCGAAGCACTTTACGAACTTCACGATTCCAATGCGCTTCAACTAACCAGTCTTCAATTTGTTTTTGAGCTTCTTCTGCTTTTTTCTTTGCGTCTTGTTTAATCGTTTCTTCAAATTGCTCAACAGGCATTTGTTGATTCTTATACATCACGATACCGACATCAACGGGTTTTACTTGCAGTAATTCCATTGTGGCAGGTTTAGGCGTTGGGCGAACTTCAAAGTTCGCATCATCAACTGGAAGGAGCATATCAGCGAGTGACATGGCGGCAATATCTGTGTATTGCTTAGTGATATTCATAAACACGTTTGAGCCAATTCGCTTTCTATTTACACGCGAATAGCCACCACGGTCTACAAGATTTTTGGTAATAGAGGTACTGACTTCACCACGATTGGCATCATCAATACCTTCATAATATTCACTGTCTTGATCCCAAATTTCTTCTATGCCCGATTTCTTACGAGCTTGGATAGCCTTCTGCCTTTTGGACAAAAGTGCTTTTCCGAATCGGTCTAGTCTGTCAATTTTAGAATCGTCTATCATCTCTTAGTTCCAGTTAAAGGAGTTTGCTCTGTCATCACGACATGGCGTAACATCATCTCGACGTTAATTATAAAGCATTTTAGATAATTTCGTTAATAGTTGCTTTCGCAATATCAATGGCAGTATCTTGAGGGATTTCACGAATATTTTCAACGTGTTGCGCTGCGCCTGCAATATCACCATGTGACACATCAGTAACTGCGCCAGCCGCTTCATCAACGGCTTTCTTTGCGCCATCTGAAACCTTGTGAACCATATTATCAAAAAATGACATGACTATCTCCAATTAAATTAATATCCGACACCGCTATCATACGGTTGCCATCTTGGCGCAGCAACAGGAGCGCGTCTATCTTCATTGCTTAAACTCTCAGCATTGACTGCTAAATATCTAAAGGCATCTGCACTATGACTATAAGTGTCATGGAGCGGTGCGCCTGCTTCATTTGTTCTTGGGTTGATACTTCGACGATAGCGCTTTAAACATTCGAGCAATCGAATTGCGTGTACCTTATCAAAGTAACATTGCGAGAACATTAAACGAGCCGCCTTAATTCCCGATTCAATTGGCATATTAGGCGTTATCTTTACTTTACGTCCAAATGCCTTTAAAAGTTCTTCTGTACTTTTACCGGTTTTAAAATCTTTAGTGCGCCCGTCATGTGGCAGGTAATCATACCCCCAATTATACTTCTTACTATTCAATAGTCCAGCATAATAATCTAAGGTCTTGTGGTCATCCTCAATACTTTCAATAATGCGAATCTCACTTCGGACTTTTTGTACTAAAAGAATTGACATCGAGTCGTTCCAACCCAAATCCCAAATAGCATGAACTTTAAGTAATGGGTCATAAGGAACATTACAAATTCTGCCATGTATCGTTGCAGCGTTAACTTCATTCGCATAAATAGCACCTGTTACAGCACTGCGGCATTTACCAAGCCAAATGTTATCATAGTCCTCTGGATTGGTTGTCATGCAATGTAGACGTTCTGCTTCAAGTTCTTTAGGGAAATAAGGATTATCACCAAAGTTCATTTCAACAACAGTTGCACTCGGAGCAGGATTAAGTACAAATCGTGTGTAAGTATCATCCGTATCTAAGTCTGGATTGAAACTCACCCAAATCTCAGAATCATCTTTACGAATAGTAGGAATAAGAATATCCCAACTTTTCTTACTTACCGTTTGCGCTTCCTCTACCCATACAATATCACAGCCTTCAATAGACTTGATAGATTCAACTGTATGTTGCGCTAAACCGGCAAACATAAACAGCGACCCATTCATCCCACGAATCTCTGTTTCAAGGACAGTAAAGAATGCCCCAAGTCCAAGTCGTTGGATTTGATCGGATAAAAGCAAATGCACTGATTGCTTGATACTTTTTTGAATCTCCCGTGTGCATAATACGCGCATGGGTTTTTGAGCCGCTAAAAGAATCAGTGCTTGTGCAAAGTTATAACTTTTCCCGCTGCCCCTTCCTCCGTGTGCTACTTTATAACGTTTCGGAGCAAACAAGAATTGGAGTTTCTCTGGGAAATGTACATCTAGGTTTTCAGCCATTGTTTATTGTCGTATCGGATTTAATGAAGTTTAAGGTAATACATGGTAAATCTGCACCATCCTTACCGCTGTGTTCAATCTTATCAACGAACATACCCATATTCTTAGCAAGTAATTCGCTGGCTCGAATACGCGCATCTAACTTAATATAATCACCATTTTCATCTTTGTTATTGCGAACGAGGTTAGTCCAAAATTCCTGTATCTCAAAAATAGATGCAATATTAGCCGCGTACTGTTCTCGAATCTCGGTAACAATCGCATGATGACTGGAAGTCACTTCTCCCATTTCTTTCCACGCTGCTTGCACATTAGGATTATTTAAAAGGGTATAGGCTTGTTTACTTGCCGCCTTATCTGAATATCCCGCTGCAATAGCCGCCTTAGTACCGTCCTGCCCATTACCTAAGTAATGGGTCAAGAAAGCACGTTGCTTTGGAGTGAGCTTGCTTAGAGCTTCAAAATCCATATTACATCATCGCAGGTCTAGTTGGTTTGCCCATAGGTGCTTGCTGTGCTGGCGCACCGCCCATACCCATACCGCCTTCTTCGCCACCAAAACCTTTTGCAAATAAAGATTCTGCACTTGCATTATCAGCACCTTGCAATAAGTCTTTTGCCATTTTCAATGCTTCGTTAAGGTCACGCGCTTTTTGAACACCAGCGCCCATACCTTCAGCCATGCCTTCCGCTGCGCCTTCTCCGCCTTCAGCGGTTTGCTCTTGGCTATTTTCTTTCTCAACAGTATATTGACCTTGTGCATCGCGTGTAATTGTAACTGCTAATTCTTCCATCTTCTTTTCCTAGTTAAAGGGCGCTACGGTATGTAGCGCCAAGTGATTACTACTGACGTTGATTATACTGGTAACTGTATTCAATCAATAGTTGTTTTTCTTCAGCTTCAAGCTCTTTGACTAACGCCTTATCGCCTTCAACTCGTGCTTCATCTTGCTTATCTCGCAAATCTTTTACCTCTTTGATAATCGATTTGGTTTCATCGTAGAAGTCGAGCGTAGGTTGATGCTTACTGGTAAATTTATCAGTAGCGTCATCATCACCTAATTTTTCATACTTTTTAAACTTATCGTAAATATCTTTTGCTTCTTTGCGTTGCGAGTTATAAACACGACGATAAGCATCGATAGTATTTTCTTTCACAAACCCCGATACGACAGGTAAATTATGTAATCCCATTTCTTCAGCATTCATTGAAGAAGTGTAAATAGAGTTTACAAATTTATAAACTTGCGTTCCTGCCGATCCGGTAAGCGCATTTGTCAAATACTTCATTGTTTCGGGAGATATATCTACCAAGCCAGATTCTACTTTTGTTCCGCCTGTGACTTTGTTCATCCATTTAGCAAAGTCGGAATACATCGTACCTCTTGTTGTAGACCATTCTTTTTCACTATCTGGAACAGTGGTGTTGTAAACATCTTCTGGATAAATAGGTTTACCCCATTGGTTTCTATTATTAATAACCGAATAAGGAATTCGCCCAAAGGTAGGAATCATACCTGCTATTAAATCTTTAGAATCCCATTCTCCCGATGCCATTGGATTGACATAAGCAAAGTTACCAAAGAAAGATGACATCAGTTTATTGGTAATTTTCTCCACATCACCGCCTGCTTGTATTCTGCGGATTGCTATACCGACATCCTTAAAGAACGATAAACCATAGGCAAGTTTCCAATTGACGCGAAGTCCGGTTTCTTTATCTAATACAATACTGATATATCTATTTTTTTCTTCTTCGGGAATCAAATCATCATCCCCATCATCTCCACCAAGTAGTGCTATTAAATAACCCAATGCAACGTAAGTTGAAAGTATCGCGGTAGCTTGCGCTTTATGCTCTCCGCGAATAGTAGCATCAATTAAATTTTCAGTACCTTGTATAGATGCGTTTAAAAACAAATACATCGCACCAAGTTCTCTACCGACAATACCGCGTCGATTAAAGTTGATGGTTACATTTCGTGCAACTTTAGCTGCTTCTTGAGGACTCATACCTTTATCAACAGCGACTTTAAAGGTGGATAAACGGGTTGCTGTTTCGCCAACTTCTCCTAAATATTTCATTAAGTTAGCAAGTTTATTATCTACAACCATCAGTTTTAATTTATCTAGTGGATACTCATAAAACTTAGTATCCATCATTTTTGATTTTAAAACCGCTAAGTTAAGTTCGTCAGATTTTTGCTCAATGCTTGAAATAAAGGCTGTTCCCGATTTACCACCGTTATCAAGGTAAGATTTGATTGTGTTATCCCACTGCGCATTGTCCGATGTTCCTTTTGCCATGTATTTGGCAAGTTGCAAAGAAGCCATTGGAGTATTAGCTAACACGGTGGATGCGTATTTAAATCCTTTTCTAGCGGTATTGGTATATAGCGCGACTGCTGGATCAACCATTACGCCATTTGCAATAATAAACACAGGGTTTAAAATCGTATAGGCATGACGCAAGAATCTATTAAAAGCACCCATGACCTTAAACATGGAATAAATGTTCTCGTCACCTAGTCTATTAAACGCTTGTACAAATTCCGGATCGTTAACTGTAATACGAACTTGTTTACCATTACGCCAATACGATATTTCTTCATTTTGGTCATAAGGTTTTTTCATCAAAGTAACTTGAGGTTCACCGCCTACTTTAATAATTTCATATTCACGTTTAGATTGACCTGTTCGCGCTGTCTCTGCTTCAACGTAGCGACGCGCATCTTTTAATGTATCGCGTTGACCAATCTCACTGCCGTTGAAGTACATGACGTATTGCGCTTTGGCTTTACCCATAACTGGTTGCATTGGAGTAACTTCAGTTTCCCATAAATTAGCGTCGGGATTATCTTCAATTAACTTGTAAAGCACTGATTGCACATACATTTTAGAAGAACGAATAACTGCTCTTTCTAAATTCATAACAATGTTTTCAACAATTTGACTAGCACGCGATTGCCGACCTAGCATTTTTCTATCGAATTTACCCGATATAGAGAAACCTTGACCAATATTGCCACGACTAGATTTCTTAGTTGCTTTACCAGTAACTTCATCGACTTCTTCAAAACCCTTCATTGGAACATGATAATCTGACGCATTATCCCATTCCTCTGCTTGCTCTGGTGAAATGTCACCCGATTGCACTAAGATTCGTTTAACTATGTTTTGAATGTTTTGCCAATCATCAACTAACTTTTCAAACTCTGGGTATTTATCACCCATTGTTTCTTTATATCTTTCAATAATAGCCGCTGACTCTGAGTCAGTCATACCGCTACCGCCTTCACCTAATTTACGGAATTTAGGATTGATAGATTGGATGTAAGCATTACGACTAGGAGCGCCTTTAGCATAAAGAAGTAAACCAATTTCATCTTTGTTTACATTCATTTTCGCCATTCTATCAATTAGCGGTTGAATAAAACGCTCTTTAAGACTTTCCAATTGGTTCGCTGCGATATTACCCGCAGCTTCCATAGCAAGAACCACATCATTGCTTTCATCGACTTTACCGCCTTGCTCTCTAATCTTATCCATTACAACACGGATTCTCAATAAATCATCTTGAATCCATTTGCGCATAAATTGGAACTTGGTTTCAGCAGGTAAATTGAAAAGGTTTTCTTCGTTTTGAGCGATGTCGGCAAGTAGACCGCCCGTTGGAATTCCTGCAATATCTTGAATCATTCCCTCAGAAACAAATTTCCCATCTCCATTAGCAACTGATTCAAATGCTTTTAAAACAGCATTATCGGATTTTAATCCTAATAAGTCTTTGATTTTCTGAGAAAATTCTTTCATCCATTGCATTGCTATTTTTACCCAAGAATCTTTTGCTTCAAAGCGTTGCTCTAAAATACGAGTACCATTAACTGCCCAAAATTCAGATGGATTGTAAAGTTGATAATGTTTTTCAACACTTAACGTCCCATCTTTAAAATCACCCATCATTGTACGTTTAGCATCTGGATTACCCATTGAAGCCACAAGCATATTATTTAATGCTCGTACTAATTTAGCATCTTGAGTATTTTTAAATTCATCAGCTAATGCTTTTTCCCATGCTTTGATAATACCTTTTCTAACATCTTCGGGCATCATGCGTTCAGTGTGATGAAGTATCTCGTGAACTGCTGTACCTGCATTTGAATTATTTACAAATAATTGGATAACTTGAGATAAAGGATTATATGTACCTCCTGTTCCAGCACCATCTTTTGCTGTGACACTAAATCCTAAATTATCGGCTAAATGTGGATTTTGATAGAGCAACCATTGTGCAAAATCAGCTTCACTTTTTTCAAAATACTTATCAGCAACACCTCTGCGCATTTGAGATACTATCCAATCTGCTCCACGTCTACGATTAGCAGAAGTTATGACTTTGGATTGTTGTTTAATTCGCGCTGATTCCATTGTATCAATTACGTTTTGCACACCTAATCGATAACCTTCTGGTGTTATCTTTCCAGCTTCAAGTTGTTTTTCTAACTTGATTAATCTTTGACGTGCATTAATACGAGTTTCTTCGCTTACTTCTTTTTCGTAATTACTTGGATAACGTGTAAG